CGCGGCAGGGCAGGCACGGCGCGGCACGGCAAGGTTCGGCATGGCCGGGCGTGGCATGGCAGGCTTGGCAGGGCGCGGCTGGGCAGGGCGTGGCTCGGCATGGCAGGCGTGGCGTGGCTGGGCATGGCAGGCGTGGCGCGGCAAGGCTGGGCATGGCAAGGCGCGGCACGGCCGGGCGCGGCAGGGCAGGCTCGGCGGGGCTCGGCGTGGCCCGGCAAGGCAGGGCGCGGCAGGGCAGGCGGGTGGGTTGATGGCTAAGCCTTCGACCCATCCTCTCTCCCGGAGCCGGCCATGATCGTCGCCGGCGCAGACCCCGGCGCCGATGGCGCCGTCGCGTTCCTCGACGCCGAGACGACGCGCGTATTGGCAATCGTCGACATGCCAATGGCAGGCGGCGAGCTGATGGTGCGCGATCTGGCGAACGAATTGCTCGCCGCTCTCGACGAGCGCCGCTGCGGGCATGTGTGGATCGAGCGGCAGGCGCCCTGGGCCGGCGGCGAGCGGCGCATCGGGGCCAGCAGCGCCTTCGCGTTGGGCCAAAGGTACATGGCGATTAAAGCCATCGCCGCCTGCCACGGCTGGCCGATCGAGATCGTCAGCGCAGCCAAGTGGAAGCGGCACTTCAGCATCGCCGCCGACAAGGCCCTGGCCCTCGATTGCGCCGGGCGCCTCCTGCCCGAAGATTCCGGCCTGTGGACCGCGCGCCGCGGCTACTGCACCCGGGCCCGCGCCATCGGTCGCGCCGAGGCTGCGCTGATCGGGCTTTACGGAATTAGATCAGTCAATGCCATCGCTCGCGGGAAAGCGGCATGACCATCCGCGTCGAACACGGCGACTGCCGCGAGATCATCCCAACACTCGGGGTGACGGTCGACGCCGTTGTGACCGATCCGCCCTATCATCTTAGCGATATGACCAAGCGATTTGGTCGCGCATTTAATGCGAACGGCCAACGTAACACTGACGGCACAAATCATTATCAGCGTTTAGCTGGCGGTTTCATGGGTCAACAATGGGACGGCGGCGACATCGCCTTCCGGCCCGAGACGTGGGCCACCATCGGCAGCGTTCTGCGCCCCGGCGGCTTTCTCGTGGCGTTCGGCGGCACGCGCACATCTCACCGGCTGGCCTGCGCCATCGAAGATGCCGGCTTCATCATTCAAGACTGCCTGATGTGGCTGTTCGCCACCGGCTTCCCGAAGCGGCGCGATATGCTCAAGCCGGCCTACGAGCCAATCGTGCTGGCCTACAAGCCGGGCGGCAAGCGGACGATGCAGGTGGATGAGTGTCGGATTGCTACCAATGGCGAGGACATGGGCGATCCAGAGGGGTACGCCCGGCGTAGCGCGCTTAAAGCTGACGGATGGTTGCGACCGCATCATGGGAAAGAGGCTGACAAAGCCCGTTCTAAGGCAGCGATTGAAAAGGCACAAATTCTCGGCCGCTGGCCCGCCAACATCTGCCACGATGGCAGCGACGAGGTCGTGGCGCTGTTTCCGGAGACAGGAGTTAGCTCGGGCGGTAAAGGAGCGGCCTCGCAGGCGGCGGCACTCAACGGTCATGTCTACGGTAAATGCTCTGGTAATAAGCTAGGGCAAAATGCTGGCGGCCTTGGCGACAGCGGCTCAGCTGCCCGCTTCTTTTTCTCGGCTAAAGCTAGCGCACAAGACCGCTGGGGTTCCAAGCACCCGACCGTAAAGCCCGTCGAGTTGATGAAGTGGCTGGTGGCACTCGTCACGCCACCTGGCGGCACCGTGCTCGACCCGTTCGCGGGCAGCGGAACGACCGGCGTGGCGGCCTTGGCAACTAGCCGCAACGCCATCCTGATCGAACGCGAAGACGCCTACATCGCCGACATCCGCGAGCGTGTCGCGTTTTATGAAGGCAGTGGCCAGCACTCGACCCAGGCAAAGCATCGAAACCGCAAGGTTGACCACGGCCCGCTGTTCGAGCCGCGCCCGCTGACACCCGAAGAAGACGCCGCCGACAGCCTCGCCAGCTACAACACCGCCGTCATGGCGATAGGGGAACGTGTGAAGGCTGGCGCGCCGGTGCCCGAGTTCATGCTGTCGCGGAAGGTGGCGCCATGAGCGAGTGGACCGATGGCTATCGCCAGGCCCTCGCCGACATCGCGCACCTGGCGCACAGCCGCGGGCTGGTGACGACACCGGCACTGGAAGCGCTGCTCGCCGATGTCGTGGCGGACGCGCTGGTCATCGAACGCGAGCAGGACCTGCGGCGCCGCCGGCTGCGTGCCACACACGAGGCCATGTTGCCACTGGAAGGCGAGGCGCCATGAGCCAGCACGACCGCGACCTCGCCGAGGAGTTCCCCGAGCCCCTGTCACGCGATAGGAGGCGGCTGCGCGGAACCCCAATCGCTGCCGGCCAGCGTTTCGGCAGGCTCGTTGCAATACGTCCCACACCCCCAAGGAAGGGGTCAACTGCCCTACATTGGCAATTCCGTTGCGACTGCGGAACTTTCTGCGTCCAAAGAGTGGCCCGGGTTGTGTCCGGCAGGTATGTCTCCTGCGGCTGTAAGCATCGCGAGGCACAGGAGGCTTTCACAGCGAAAGCAAAAGCGCGATCCGTAGCGGCGGCGGCGCAGGGCCGCGGCCGGCTTAGCGCCGACCGCGACCTCGCCGAGGCAATCTACCAGGCATTCAGCGATGAGCGCGCCGTCGACGAGGCGATTAGCCTGTGGCGCGACATGCCGCATCTCCACCAGCGCGAGCGGTTCGCCGCGCTCCTGCCGCTGCTGGCCCAATACGTCATCACCGACGTGCTCACCCGCCGCCTGCGCGAGGCCGCCCGCACCGGACCGTGGGGCGATTACGAGGAATGGGCCGATGCCGTCGCGGCTGATGCGGCGCTGCGAACAGGCGATGCCCGTCGCATACGAAACACCCAATACATGCATCCGCAGCGCGTGCCGCTCGCCTTGGCCGATCTTGAAAACGACATCGACATCCGGCAACTCGACATGTTCAACAACGAGTGCGAAGGAATGTGCGGTGTCTGAGCCGGCGCGCGAGGCGCTAAAAGACCGCAACCAGCTATACCGCCACTACCGCGTCGCTAAGACAGCCGAACACGAGGCCCTGTTCGCGCTGCCCGAGTACGGCGACCGGCTGCGCCGCTTCAATGCCACTCTCGGCCACTTCGGCATCGCAGACAGCGGTCGGATGGTCGCCTATGTGCGCGACCAGAATTACACCTGGCTGCGTAACGCGCCGGAAGACATCCGGTTCGCAGCGCTACAAATGGTCGGGCAGCGCATTGTTCGCATCAGAGCAAAGGCCGGACTCGTGCCATTCGACGACCCGCTGCCACATGAACCTGACGATGTCTTTCAACTCTGTCGGCGGGAATTGTCGTGATCCGCGAATTGCTCCACGCCTACGGCAGTAATCTGCGCCGCCAGTTCGCGCACGATCGCCTCAACACGCTGGGCTCCAGCGAAGCAGGGCGGTGCGCCCGAGCATCTGCCTTCGCCAAACTGGAAGTGCCGCCCGATCCCGACTTTGTCGAAGGTTGGGGGGCCGCACTGCGCGGCTCGGTGATCGAAGACAGTTTCTGGGTGCCCGGCCTGCGCGCAAACCTGCCACCGGGCGCCACACTGTTATATGCCGGCGAGGAGCAGCAGACTTTTGTCGACGGGTTTCTATCGGCCACACCCGATGGGCTGATTGTCGGTGTTGCGCGCGACTGTCTCTCCGACCTTGGCGTCCCCGACATCGGCCAGACAAGCCTACTCCTCGACTGCAAATCGATCGACCCGCGCGCCAATCTGCGCCAACCAAAACCGGAACACGTCTTCCAGATGCATGTCGGCATGGGGTTGGTGCGCCGGGCGACCGACCACCAGCCTGAATATGCCATCTTGTCTTATATCGACGCCTCGTTCTGGGACCACATCACCGAGTTTCCCGTCCGATTTGATCCGCGCGTCTACGACGCCGCGATCGAGCGCGCCCGCAGCATCATGGCGGCAACCGACCCCGGCGATCTCGCCCCCGAAGGCAAGATAGCGGGCGGCGGCGAATGCCGATATTGCGCCTGGGGTCAGCAGTGCGTCGGAACGACCTTGGCCAGCATGCCGCCCGGGGGCGCCCGGCTCGGCGCAAACGCCGCGGCCGAACTAAAAAGCCTGCGCGATGCTGAACGCGCACTGGCGGCCTCAGCGGAAGCCACCGAATACACCCGCGCCGCCACTCAGGAAGCCATCAAGCAATTTCTGCGCACCAATGGTGTGCGCGGCCACAAGGGCGACAACTGGTCGGTCCAGTGGACTGTCACCAAGGGGCGACAGTCGATCGACCAAGCAGCCTTGCTCGAAGCTGCAGCCGACGCAGGCATCCAAATCGACGAGTTCAAAAAGGAAGGAAAGCCAGCAGAGCGACTAACAGTGACCTAGAACCAGACAACCAAACAGTGACGATAACCATCACAGTGAGCATCGACATGAGCGACATCATCGAACAGACCCAAAGCGCCCTCACCACCCAAACCGACATCGACCCATACGTTGCCTACGGTCTCAAGGCCGGCACAGCCGGCGGGCAATACCTTAGTTTCAAGAACGGCGAGTTCCTCTACGGCCAGAACGCCAGCGTCCTGCCGCTCGGCACCAGGCTCGCCGCCAATATGGCTGGTCTGCGGGTCGGCTGGCGCAAGTGGCGCGGCGGCACCCTGGAAGACGACCTGACCGTGCCCCTGGTGGAACGGCGCCCGGTCGAGGCCCGCAATGCGCTCGGCGACAACGACCGTAGTCTGTGGGATCGCGGCACCGATGGCAAGGAACGCGATCCGTGGCAATTCACCAACATCCTGGAACTGGCCGACGCTGACGGTCAGACCTTTATCTACAGCACCGGCTCCAAAGGCGGGATCGGCGCCATCGCCGCTTTGTCGGCCGAATATGGCAAGCAGTACCGGCAAAAGCCGGGTCTGACGCCGATCATCACCCTTGGCAATGATTATTATATTCACCCGGAATACGGGAAGACTTATGTGCCGCGGTTTGAACTGGTCGACTGGGCCGCGCCCGAGGCTGCTGCTGACGACGACTTCCCCGGTCTCGGCGAGCCTAGCGCCAGTCCCGAGCCCAAACCGGCGCCGGTAAAGGCAGCCGCTTCTACCGCACCCGCCACGCCGCCAGCCGGCAAGCGTGTACCTCGTTTTTAAAACCTCCAAGGAGGCGCATCGTTGTGCACGACCACAACTACGACGAGACATGCGATTTTCTGCGACAGTTCTTCGAGTTTACCGAGCAGAACGTCGAATTGCGCTCGCTCGTCAACGGCGGCGGCGGCGGCCGGCAGCTCTTCACCCGCAACCCGCAAGAAGTCGTCACGTTCTGCCGGGCACAGGATGTGCCCGGCAAGGGCGTCTTCATGGCAATGGCGACACGGCGCGTCGGCTCACACCGCGGACGACGCGAAGAATTGTGCGAACTGGCCTGCGTCTGGGTCGACATCGACATCTACAAGCTCGGCATCACTCGCGAAGCTGCCATCGCCGCATTGAACAAGTGCCCGATGCCGCCGTCGCTGATCATCTCCAGTGGCGGCGGGGTGCACGCCTACTGGCTATTGCGCGAACCGCTTGACGTCAGCCTGCGAGACCCCGACGAGATTAAAGAACAAGTCGATGCTGTCCTACACCAACTCGCGGGAGTGTTCGCCGGCGACACCGTACCGGCGCAAATCGCCGCGGTCCTGCGATTGCCCGGCACACATAACAGCAAGACCGGCGAGATGCGCCCGGTTACCGTGCTCGAAGCCTCCTGGATCCGGTATGAATTTGCCGACCTTATCGAGATGCTCGGCTATCTTGGCCCGCTTTTGATGGTGCCGAGGCCTCGGGCTCCGGCAAAAGACACCGCACCGCCTTCCAGCAATCCCGATCCGTTTCTCGATTTTGCCCGCAAGCACGCCTTTCGCGCGCCGGTCGATGTCTGTCAGCGTCTGGCCGCCATGCAATACCAAGCCGCTGGCGACGGCGGCATCCACGCAACCCGGCTGTCGGTGTCAGCCTCGTTGGCGCGAGCCGGCATCGAAGACAGCATAATCTTCGATATGCTGCTCGACGCCACCCAGCGCGCGGTAGGCGCCGCCGGGGCACGCTGGAACTGGCGGCAAGAAGAGAAGATTATCTGGGACGAAATCAGGACCGGCCGGCAAAAATACGGTTCACCCGTGCCCTCGCACGCGCCTTCTGGGCCGATCGCCGACAAGTCTGCTGGCGCGCCAATCTTGCAAATGCGCCCAATCGAGCAAGAGGCGCCGGAGAAGTTGGAGACAGCCAGCCCTACATCCTCGCCGCCGCAACAACGCCTCCCGGGTGCAGCGAGCAAGCCCACAATCCGGCTGCGCGCCGGGAGCCTCCACGACATCGCGACCGAGGCCGAGCACGTATTGTGCGCAATGGGCGCGCCAATCTACGCCCGCAGCGGTGGACTGGTACGCCCGGTTGTCGAGCGCGTCGAGGCGGCGCGCGGTCTGCAAACCCAAGTCGCCCGCCTCACCGCCATGACGACCACCGGCATGGTGGACTGGCTGTCGGAACTGGCGCACTGGGTTAAATTCGACAAGCGATCCAACAAGTGGCTGCCAACCGACCCACCGAGCGATGTCGCCGCCACCATCCTGTCACGTGACGGCAAATGGCTGTTACCCCCGGTTTCCGGCGTCGTCACCACACCAACCCTGAGACCGGACGGCACCCTCTTGCGCGAAGAAGGTTACGACCCGGCGACCCGGCTACTGCTGCTGTCCTCACCACCACTGCCGCCCGGCGTGGAAACACCAACCCGAGACCACGCGCTGGCAGCGTTGACGACGCTGACCGACCTGCTGACCGGTTTCAAGTTTGTCGACGAAGCGTCCCGAGCCGTGGCCGTGTCAGCCCTAATCACCCCGGTGGTGCGCGGCGCCATGTCGGTCGCACCCCTGCACGCCATGCGCGCTCCGGTCGCCGGTTCCGGCAAAAGTTATCTGGTCGATCTCGCATCGGCGATCGCCATCGGGCAGCGCTGTCCAGTCATCGCCGCCGGCAAAACCGAGGAAGAGCAGGAGAAACGCCTCGGCGCCGCATTGCTGGCAGGACAGGCAATAATTTCGATCGACAATCTTAACGGCGAACTGGGCGGCGACGCTCTGTGCCAAATGGTCGAGCGGCCAATCGTGCGTATTCGGCCGCTAGGCCGCTCCGAATTGGTACAGATCGAAACCCGGGCCTGCGTCTTCGCTACCGGTAATAATATCGTCATCGTCGGCGACATGGTGCGCCGGACATTGCTGTGCTCGCTCGACGCTGAAGTTGAACGTCCGGAGCTGCGACAGTTTATCGATAAGCCTTTCGAGATCATATTGGCCGATCGCGGCAAATATATCGCGGCTTGTATTGTCATTGTTCAGGCATATCGCTGCGCCGGGTTTCCTGATCCCTGCTCGCCCCTGGCTTCGTATGAAGAGTGGTCTTTGCTGGTTCGCTCGGCGTTGGTGTGGCTCGGCATGGCAGACCCGGCAGACACTATGGAAACGGCTCGCGACGAAGACCCGGAGACATTGGAATTACGCGCGGTGATTAGTGCCTGGCAGGATGCCGGCAAGATAAATCAGTTGTACTCATGTAGTGAATTGATCGCCCTGGCCGACCAGATTGAATATGAAGTTTCTGACGACGCATTCCAGAAATCGGTGCCGAAAGGGTATCGCCACGGCGAGCTGCGGGAGGCCCTGATGGCCGTCGCGGCGGACGGCCCGGGAGCCAAGGTGATCAGTTCGAGGCGCCTCGGGTGGTGGCTGCGACGACGCAAGGGCCGTCCGTCCGATGGGATGAAAATTGCCGCCGGATCCGACCGTGATCGCAAAATCAACCGCTGGTGCATTGTCTCAGCGACGGATGTACCTAATGATTGAGAAGTTTACGGGGTTTACGGGGTATTTGCGGTTTTTTTCATATATGCGCAGGAAGTGGCAAAGTGACAGTTTCTAACCTTATGCTGAAACGACCCCCGTAAACCCCGTAAACCCCGTAAACCCGTAAAACCCCCCCCATCGCTGGATGATGGCGACGCCGCCGCCGGCCGGCGGGGTAACCGAAAGGACAGGTTTGTGATGGGTGGCGAGGAAGTGCCGGTCGTGCCGGCATTCGGCACCGATGGTGGCCAATGGGCAATGTTTTGTGTGTTCTGCCGGCGTTGGCATTTTCACGGCGAGGGCGCGGGTCATCGAGTGGCGCATTGTTATACTGATAGCCCTTATCGTAAGCGGGGATATATTCTTGAATATGCCGGCAAGCTGACGGCGCAGATAAGAAAGAATGGCGGGAAATGAATACGCTGCGTCGCGTCAACCCGGAGCTACACGTCCTGCTGGTCGAGCAACTCGACCTGTTACGGGAGGCGTTACTTGGTGACGATGACGAGGAGGTGTGGCGGCAGGGCGATGCGATGATGCGGGGCTGGCAGCAGGCGCTTGTGGTTCGAGTACAAGAGCTGTGGCCAGGGGCAGAAATCGTTGCGGTACGAGACAAGGTTCGCCCTTGGGTCGAACAATACGAGTGCGTGGAAGCGGAATGACGCGAACCCTCAACCCCACACCGGAGCGCCGACAGCATGGCAACATCGTTCGCAGCCCGGTTGTCGCCGACAGCACTGGTGCGATCGGCCACCCCTGGCATTGCCGCAGCGTGTTGGACAACCTGCTGGCCCGGCGCGAGATCGGTCCTCAGGAACACGCCGCCGGGCTGCAGTTCGGTGAGATCGCCCGCAGAGCCGCCGTGCCGACATTGCAGGCAGCCGACCTGCTGCGGGTCCGCAGCGGCGGGCAGCTTCGCGATGGCAGTGGCAGTGAACGCGCCCGTCATCAACTCGGTCGCGCCCTCGATGCGCTCGGTGGTCTCGGCAGCCCGATGGGCAGTCTTGCCTGGGATGTCCTCGGGCGGGACGAAAGCCTGTCCGCCTGGGCCCAGCGGCAAAACTGGATCGGTGGCCGCGGCACCGGCGCCGCTAAAGGCGTGCTGATGGCCACATTGCCAGTGCTGGCGCTACATTTCGGCTTGACGCGGCCGGTTATCACCAGATAGGGGATTAGGTGCATGTTGCGACCATGCCGGCGGCGGGTCGGGCGGTTCGATGATCCCCATATCAGCCCATCCCCCAAGCCCGACCCGTCCGCCGAGCAAGGATGCCTCAGAAATCGCATGCTGTGGCTGCCAGTGGGGTGGAACGGGGTCGGCCGCTACCCTGGTAGCCGAAAAGGTCTCAGGCCACTCAGCGGGCTTCCTAGCCGATTTATGAGCCATATGGGCAAAAGCGGGAATACGATCTGCGAGGCTTGCCACGGCACCGGGTATCTGGCGGATGCCAAACCGCCCCAGCCGTGCCCAGCTTGCGGCGGGGTCGGGTTCGGTTACTGCTCGCCCGGGCGGACGAGAGCTGCGCGCTGCGAGGGCTATGTCGCGGACACTAATGCTGCGGTGCAAGGTGACGATTTGCACGGTCGGGAACACATTGCTTCACCGGATTGCTGGTGCGGTCCGACACCAGATCCGGTAGTGCCGGATGTGTTTATTCACCGGGATTGCGGAAGGTGACACAGGCTGATGCGCGACGGTGAAACGGAGGCCATGCTCGCCAAGCTCGATGCCATTATCGCGCTACTAAAGGAACTGTGCGCGCTCGTGCGCGCGAGGGAGCGAGCGTGCCAGTGAGTTTGCAAAGCACCGGCGGGCGCAATGGCTCGCAGAAGGTCTTCACTGAAGAACTGTTTGAAGAGATTTGCGACAGGCTTGCGACCGGAGAGAGTTTGCGGGGTATTTGCCGCGATCCGAATATGCCGGATGAGAAGGCAGTAAGGAAGTGGTTGACGAAAGACGCCGCTCACCTCGGTCCGCAATATGCGCTCGCGCGCGAGATGGGTTTTGATAGTATAGCCGAAGAAGTTATCGAGATATCAGACACGCCTTGTCTTGGTCCGGACGGCTACGTCGATAACGGTGCGGTTCAGCGAGCGCGTTTAATGGCTGACAGCCGGCGCTGGTTCTTGTCAAAAGCTATGCCTCGCAAGTACGGCGACAAAGTTACTCAAGAACTAGTCGGCAACCCGGACGCGCCGATCGTGACGAGGATCGAGTTGGTGCCGGTCGCACCGATCACGCGCCGTCTGACTAAGCCGGAAACTGAGTAACCGCTTCGTCTCGCTTGGGTATACCCCAGACATACGAGACGGTGAGACACAATCTGCGTCTCATCAGGGTCGAAACGATGGTTAAGAGACGCAGCGAGGCGCGGGTCTAGATCCTAACGAGACATCTCGTCTCTCGCTTCATGTGGGTCGCGCTGTCGCCGTCTGGTCTGGTTAGGAGCCTACCTCCCGGACAATCAGCAGCCAGCGCGGCCTACCTGGACCTAGGCCCCCGGGGCCACCCCCGAAGACGATGGTTCCATCCGGTCGGCTGACGGCCCCACACCGCCCCCATGTCAGCCGCACCCTCCCGAATATTTTTTTGAGGCCCGGCATGAGATCGCTACAACCCTTGCGTGTTTTAGCGCCCGCCGCGCTCGTTTTAATCTTCTCGTCTATATATATGTGCGCGCGCGCCCAGGTTCCTTTTCTGGCGGGGGGTGCGACGGTGAGTCTGGCGGCGACCGGGACGACCTCGCGGGTGCAGGTACAGACCGGGCCGAATTCGAAGGCGATGCGTCTTTATAATAGTGGCACGGTGGCGGTGTTCATCGTCTGCGGCGACGTCACGGCCACAGCAACGGTGGCGTCTCTGCCGATCGCGCCTGGGACGGTGGAGGTGCTGGGCTGTGCGCAGCAGTACGTGGCGGGCATCACCGCGGGCACGGCGGCGACGCTTTATATAACGCCGGGCGACGGTCTGTGAGGGCGGCCACCGCCCTGGCGGCGCTGCTGCTGGCGGCATCGCCGGCGGTGGCGCGGATGCACGCCGGGCCGAGCCAGCTGCACGCGGGGCACCGGCTGCAGGGGGCGATTGCGCCGTTGGATGGCGGCGGGGCTTTTGCGAGTCCGGCGGCGGCGTACAGCCTGCGCAAGCTGAAGAGTGCCTACGCTGGCCCGGGCATCAAATTGCGGCGGGCCAGTGACAGCGCGACGCAGGATATTAACTTCCTGGGGTTCACCGGGTTTAGCGGGGCGCTGTTGGATGTGGCGGCTGCGGCAACCTTCTGCAATGCCACTACCTGCTTCGGCGATACCTGGTACGACCAGTCGGGCACCGCCCGGCACATGGTGCAGGCGACGGCGGCGAATCAGTATCAGTATGTGGCGAACTGCGGCACGGGGCTGCCGTGTTTGCGGGCGACGGCGGTGACCCAGGGCATGGCGAGTGCCGGCACATTGACGCCGGCCACGGGGGTCGTGAGTTTCAGCGCGGTGGCCAATCGTTCTGTTGGCTTGGGGTATTGCACCTGGCTGCGCGAGAACACGGTAGCCAACCGGTTCAGCGGTGACGCGGTGGCTGGCCAGTGGCGGCTGGACGGCGGCACGAGCGGGTCGATTCTCGCGGCGGCGGCGGATAATGCGTGGCACAGTGCGCAGGCCGTGATGAACGGTGCTGGCAGCAGCATCATGGTGGACGGCACGACAACCACTGGGACGGTTACGGGGAACACGGTTGCGGGGTTTGTCCAGATTACGGGCGATACGGCGTCGACCTGCGGTCTGGCCGAGAGCGTGGTTTGGGACAATTACGCGCTGTCGCTGGCGGAGCGGCAGGCCCTGACGAACAACCAGCGCGCGTTCTGGGGTTTTTGATGCGGCGGGCAGTCCTGATGGCCGGGTTGCTGCTGCTGGCGGCGCCGGCAGCGGCCGATATGTACCCCGACGCCTCGAATGCGACGCCGAACGCGATGCGTAATCTGGGCGGGCCGTTCGTCGTCGAGCCGGGTGGCGCGATCCAGGCCGCGCTCGATGCGGCGGCAGCCAATGGCGGCGGCGAGGTTTACGTCCAGAAGGGCGGCTACACGATTACCTCGCCCCTGCGTGTGTCGTCGAACACCGCGATCCGGTGCGAGCGCGGAACAACGATCACGGCGACCAGCGTCGGTTGGAGCGATCCCAGCCCTGACCCCGATCACGGCGCCAAGAAGGCGCACATTGTCAATGTCAACCACGGCATCCTGAGCGCCACATCCGCGCCGATTACGGACCATGACATCGGCATCTCGGGGTGCGGCTTTGCTGTCGCCGGCACGTTTATGTCGGACGGGGCTTTCCACGCGATCGAGATCCGCAAGGCGAAGCGCATCCGGGTGCGGGACAATACCTTTATGGCCGGCGCCAACGGCACTGCGATGATCGCCACCGAGGACACGGTGGTGGCGGGCAACTCGATGGGTGTGGTGACGACCGGCGCGACGCACTCGAACACGACGCTGGACGGGTTGGGGAACACACAGGGCGTCGCAATAGGGATGCCGGTTTTTGGTGCCGGTATTCCCGACAACACGACCGTGGCGGCGATCGTCAGTCCGACTGCGGTGACGCTCAGCGCCGCGGCGACGGCAACGGCAAGCGGGGTACAGGTTATCTTTGGGCCGGCATTTAATGCTTGCTGGGATCACTGGGAGGGTGCCCGCGATCTGGTCGTTGCGGACAATACCTGCGGCACGGTGTTGTACGGCATTCTGGTGACGGGTTCCGACACCGGCGGCACAGCGGTGTTGACTGCCCGCAACGGCAATGTTTACGGCAACAAGATCGCGATTGGGCCGCGCGCGGTAGGCGGTGCTGCCGGGATATGGCTGAACGGCTTGGGGCTCGCCGGCAATGGCGCGTCTAATATAGCCGTGTCGAACAACCAGATCAGTGGCGGCAACTCAAAACTCGTCTGCTGGAAGGTCAGCGGCGGCGGTTCAGACAATATCATTTCCGGCAATACCTGCCGGGACGGCGGGTTGCCTTCGGTCGGTGCCTCGATTTCAGCGGATGGTGGGGGCACGCCAACGGCGACGATCCTGACGAACAATGTTTATTC